TGGGGCGACTACTGGTGGATCTCTGGCACGCGCTGGATGGGGCGGGTGCTGGGCGTCGAAGTCGCTGACGATGTGGCTCGCGTTCGCTGCGAGTCTGCGCAAGTCAGTCTCAAGCGCATCGGGTTGCGGCGGCTCTACAGCCGCAAGTGTTCCCACGTGCTGTATTCGGCAGCCTGCGGTGCGTCACCGATTGCTGCCAGCGCCTTCGTGAGCAACAGCAATGGCCGCAACGTCGATCTCGATGGCGGTACGCCCGGCAGCGTCAGTGGTGGCTTGGCCGGTGGCTGGTTGCAAACCCCGGAAGGTGTCCGCCACATGATCGTCAATGACTACGGTGGCGGCGTCGAGTTGCTCTATCCGGTAGCCATTGAGGTCGGCACCGAAGTGCTGCTGACGGTCGGCTGCGATCACAGCACGGCCACGTGCGAGTCGCGCTTCGGCAACCTCGACAACTACGGCGGCTTTCCCGCCATCCCAAGCAAGAACCCTTTCTCGACCGGCGTGTTCTGAATACCTGGAGAAATCGCCATGTGGTACCTCGTCGTCATCGTGGTAGCGGCGCTGGTTTCGGTCGCGCTCGCCCCGAAACCGCCCGAACCCAAACCGGCGTCCCTGTCCGACGTCGATGCCCCCACCGCAGAAGAAGGCCGACCGATTCCCGTCGTGTTCGGCACCGTGCTGCTACGTGGCTCCAACGTCGTCTGGTACGGCGATCTCGCAGCCGATCCGATCCGCAAGAAAGGAGGCAAGAAATGAGCACGGATGTGACCGTCACCATCAACGATGTGCGCGCCGTGGGCCTGTGTGTGAACGGCACGCGCGTCTGGTTCGCCCGCCACGACCTGGACTTCCGTGCCTTTTTGCGTGACGGCTGCGTTGCTGACACCTTGCTCGCTACCGGCGACGCGATGGCCTTGCGGGTGGTGGAGTACGCGCGTATCCGGCAGGAGCAGCACTGATGGGAGGTAGCAGCAAAAAGCAAACCGTTGGCTACCGCTACCGGATGGGGCTACATCTGGCCATGTGTCAGGGGCCCGTCGATGCCGTGCAGGAAATCCAGATGGGTGACCGCACCGCTTGGGGCGATGCCGACCGCGCGCCGCTGTCCAGCGGGCATGGGCTGACCAGCCTCTCGATCAACAAGCCCACCCTGTTTGGTGGTGACGAGCGTGAAGGCGGCGTGGTGGGAACCATCGATGTGCTGTCGGGCCATGCTGGTCAGGGGCGTAACGACTATCTGATGAGTCGCCTTGGGGCGGCCATTCCGGCATTCCGAGGCGTGCTGTCCTTGGTGGCGCGCAAGATCCTGTTCGCGGCCAACAACCCCTACATCAAACCTTGGGCGGTGCGGGTGCGCCGCTTCAATGCCGGTTGGCATGACCATGCATGGATGGGAGATTCCGAGGTCCGCACATGGGATGAGGACGAAGGACAGGAGATCAGCGTCGGCATGAATCCGGCGCACATCCTGGTTCAGTGCCTCACCGATCCACACTGGGGCATGGGCTATCCGCAGAGCACCATCGGCTGGAGTTTCTGGAATGCGGCATGGGCTTTGTCGAGTGAGGGCTTCGGCCTCAATTTGATCTGGACGCGCCAGCAGCCCATCGAGAGCTTCATCGGCCAGGTCATCGACCACATCGGCGGCATCCTCTACACCGATCCGGAGCAAGGCACGTTTGAGCTGAAACTGCTGCGCGACGACTACTGGATCGACAGCCTGCCGCAGTTGGGGCCTGACGAAATCGTGCGGCTGGAACGCTTCGAGCGCGCCCAGTGGGGCGAGCTACCCAATGAACTGACCGTCGTCTACACCGATTGGCAAACCGGCGGTGATGCAACGGTCACAGTCGAGAACCTGGCCGCCATCCAGTTGCAAGGCGGCGTGATCAATCAGCGCCGTGACTACCCGGGCGTCAACTACGGGCCGCTGGCCGCACGGCTGGCCTTGCGTGACCTGCGCGCCTTGGGTTCGCCCCTGGCCCGGATGAGCCTGACCGTTGCACGCGACACGCTGGAACGTGCACCGCTGCCGGGCGATGTGTTCCTGCTGAACTGGCCGCGTTTGGGTGTGGATCAGATGGTGGTGCGCGTCACCGGTATCGACACCGGCACCTTGGGAGCGGCCGAGTGGCGCATCGAAGCGATGGAAGATGTGTTCGGGATGAGCAACACCGTGCTGTCGCCCCCGCCACCGCACGTCGAGGAGCCGACCATCGAACCTTTGCCGCCCGCCTTGGTACTGGCCGTCGAAGTGCCGTATTGGGAACTGGCCCGGCGCTTGTCGCGCGCAGAGCTGGCCTACCTGACCGTCACGGACACCTATCTCGGTGCGCTGGCCGCCGCCGGTGGCTCGGGGCAGTTGAATTGGCAATTGGCAACCGGCGCATCCGGCGGTGACCTCGCAGCCGTCGTGGGCGAGGACTACGCGCCGCTGCTGACTCTCGATGTGGCCTTGCCTGACAGCGAAGCCGATGCCATCGGCGTGCCGGTGACCGCCATCAGCCAGCCGGAAAGACTGGCCGAGGGCGATTACGCCTATCTCGTGGATGCCAGTGGGTCGATTGCAGAGGTAGTTGCCGTCCTGGCCTTCGATGCCGCAGACGCGACCATCGATCTCGCACGCGGCATGCTCGACACCACGCCCCAAGCACATGCATCGGGGACTCGACTGATCGGTGTTGGTGAATGGCTGGCATCGGAAGGTGCCGAACGCGCCCCGGGCGAGTCGGTGTTCGTGGGTGCGATTCCTCGCACATCGACCGATCAGGGCGATCCTGTGCTGGCCGCCAATGGGCAGCCGATGGTGCTAACCGGTCGGCAGGCTTTGCCGTATCCACCCGGTCGTATCCGCCTCAATGGCCAGACCGAGCCTGCCGTGGTGGCCGGTGACCTCACCGTCGCGTGGGCCCACCGCGACCGCACGCAGCAGACAGCCTACCTCGTGCAGCAAGACGAGGGCGACATCGGGCCGGAACTGGGCGTGACCTACACGCTGCGTATCCGCAATCGCAACAGCGTGCTGGCGCACACCGAAACGGGACTGCTCGGCACTACTTACATCTGGACCGCAGCAGTGGCCGCGCTGGATGCCGGTGCGCTGGGCGACCGCATCACGGTCGAGATCAGCGCCGAGCGCGATGGTTTGAGTAGCTGGCAGCCGCAGGTGCGGGTCATGGATCGCGCGGGCTACGGCCTGCGCTGGGGACAGTATTGGGGAGGTGTGTGATGGAAGCACGCATTGATGTTCATCTGCTCACCCTGAACGAGCCTGCCGAATGGCGGGAGGCCTGCATCGCCAGCCTCGAGGACGCACCGATCCAGTTGCACGTTTTGCCGGGCATTCCGGGCCGCATCGGTGAGGCACGCGCGGCAGGTTATGCGCAAGGCACGCTGCCACTGGTGTCCTTCGTCGATCCCGACGATCTGTACGAAGCCAGTGCCTTCACACAACTGGCCGATGCGCTGGATGCCTGCCCGCAAGCCGTGATGGCCTACACCGACGAAGCGCTGACCGACGAAAACGGCCAGGACCTCGCGGTGCGGCGTCTGGCCTACAGCCGCTGGCAGCACGCGAACAGCGCCAGCCATGTGCATGGCCTGATCGTGATGCGTCGATCTGCTGTCGAGGCCGTGCTCAAGGAAACCACCGATATCAACAACTTCGCCGACTGGCTGCTGACCCTGATGGTGGCCAGGCGCGGCGGCGTGCTGTACCTGCCCATCGTTGGGCGGCACTGGCGACAGCATCCGCATCAAAGTCATCGTACCGGCGACCCGGACGCTGTCCGACGTATTCGCCAAGCCTCGAATCTCTGGAGATAAGCCATGTCATCAATCGACCCGAACCTTGGACTCACCTACGGCTGGACGCTGGGCGAAAGCGGCTGGGATACCGGCATGGATGCCAATCTCAAGCGCATCGGCGCAGTGGTCGGCCTGTCCGTGAAAGACCGCGACCTGGCCACGCCACCGGCCAGCCCCGCCAACGGTGACCGCTACCTCGTGCCTGCCGCCGCCACCGGCGTGTGGGCAGGCAAAACCAACCAGATCGCGGTGCGCTTTGCCGATGCCTGGGAGTACCACGTGCCCAAGATCGGCTGGCTTTGCTACATCGAGGACGAGGCCAAGCTCTCGGCCTACAAGACCACTGGCTGGAGCGCTGGCATCGCCATCTGAATTCCCATCTTTGTACCCACCAGAAACCCGCCCAGATGTTCACGCACTGGGCGGGTTTCGCATTTCTGGAGACCGCTATGACCGAACCCGAAAAACAACAGCCTGCGCTCGTCGAAAACATGCTGCTCTTGCGCCGTGAGGACTTCGACGAACTGCTCGACCGCGCCGCTGAACGCGGAGCCGAGCGCGTGCTGACCCACCTTGGCCTGGAAAACGGCCACGCTGCACGCGACATCCGCGAACTGCGTGACCTGCTGGAAGCCTGGCGAGATGCCCGCCGCACGGCGTGGCAGACCACCGTCAAGGTCATCACCACCGGCATCCTGGCCGCATTGCTGGTCGGAGCCGCCATCAAGTTGAAACTGATGGGAGGCCCACAATGATCGAGACCTTGCTCGGTGGTCTCCTCGGTGGGGCCTTCCGTCTCGCACCTGAAATCCTCAAGTGGCTCGAC